CTGCGGCTGACCAGCCGGATTCGTTTCCGGTGGATTTAATGAATCAAGATATTCTTCTATGATAGTCCCACCATAATAAGAATCACCGCCAGCCTCAGAAGCAGTATTGTTATAAATCAACGCCTTACCACCTCGAACACCAAAGAAACGAAAACTTTTACCATTAACATCGATAGTATTCCCATATACCTCCGCTCCCATACAAGCAAGATTGGCACCAGGCTGGTTTCCATGTATATCCCACCCCGTGCATAGAGCTGAACCTAAATGGACAATTTGATTATTTCTAACACAAAATCGGCCGCCCAATCCTCCCTCATTCCATGTCCCATATTCTCCTAAATAGACATCATTGTCTTCATAATAACGGTTATTGGCTGTCCCAAAATCAAAAGTAAAATTGTTCCAAGTAGTTTCATTTAAAGCAAAGTCCCGAGTCACAAAGTCTGGGGTAGTATCTCCCCTTAATTCATTGTTATCAATGACACCATACACTTCACCATAAAAGTGCATTAAGCTTCCTTTGGAGTTTTTGATTATGCAATGATCGACCCTGAATTGGCTTACCGGAGTTAAATACTGGTTCTTTGCATAAAATGTAAACCGATCACTATTACCATCCAGCACAAAGCCTGATAATCTAAAAGGACTATTTACCTGGTCAGATGCGGGCACATAGGCAATTAGAAAATTAGCAGGGTCAAAGTAGTCTCCACCTGAAGCGGCGCCCGATATTATCGTAACCCCACCAACCGTCTCCGCCTTCAATGTTATACCCTTGGTGATTATCAAAGCTTCAGACCAAGTAGCTGTCCCGTCTGGCACCATCACTGTATCCCCTACTTCCGCCGACGCTATCGCCGCCTGCACATCGGCTAATTCAGGGCTGGCTGCCCATATTACATCTGGAGGCGGTGCCGGTGGTTCCCCACCGGTAGCCCTTGCAACTACGCCGGTCGATTTGAGTGAGAACGACACTGTGGCGGCGTCGTCGCTTGGTCCTTCGATAGGCATCTCTGTTAGACGGAAATAACCAGAATAAGTCATGGCAGGTGTTATGACCTGGAGCTCCAAGTCCTTACGCTCCCAGAAACCCTTCTGCATTTCAATATATCCGACGTTATCCTCAATAAGAAACGCATCGAACTCGATTTCAACAGAACGGATACCTGCCATGTTTTCTTCAAAACCCGCAGAGTCCTTATCCGTAACATCAAAGTCGGACAGACTCATTGTTAGTGTCCCACCGTTCTGTCCACCAACCTTGGTCCAGACGGGTACTTCATGCGTGCCGGTATTGACCTTGACATAAATATCAACTCCACGCAGTTTAGCCATGTTTATTTCCCTCCTTCCACATTATCGATCCCTGTGGACCGAATGTGGTAAATATAGCGTATTTTTATTTTGTTTTCCTGGATACTATGCTGAACGGCATACAGAAAAAATTTAATTTCTTCATATTCCCAATCATCGCCTGGCCGCCCAGCTCGAATCAAATCATCAAGAATGGCCTTAGCGGATTTGTGTGCCGGAACTCTAACCAGAGCCTCGACTATATAATCGTGGTCCGGGTCAGCCGGCAAGGTAAACGTAATCTGTCCTGGCGAAAATTCGATTATAACATCTTTTGCCAACCGGCCTACAATCTCAGAGCCGATATTGAACGGACCAACGACTCTCTTAGCCCGCTCACGCTCATACTCTTCAAGAATACGCCGGGCGAGCTCTTCAGCCTCAGCACTCCCAAACTCAATAACTTTCGCCATTATACTTCCTTATCGTGTTCATATTTCTTCTATAAGATACTTTAGTTTCAAAATTCCATGCCGGGTTGTGCCATCAATGTCGATGATGATCTCCGAAAGCTCAAGCGAACTGAACACGACATTGAACTCTGGCGATAGACGGAGCTTTCCATTCATGAGCGCACGGAGACACTTGTCCTGCATCTCTGCGACTTCTTTTCGACCCGGATAGTTTGACCAGATATGAATTGTCGATATGACTTCTTGCCCGGCCTTGAATTTATCCGACCAGTCCCGGGCCTCACATGCGCCAGCCACGACATAAGGCATAGAGACTTTTGGCCCTGGAAAGTCATCATAAACTTTATAGCCCGTTTCTGTAGTGATTCGCTCCAACTGAGCATCATGGACAGCAAGGAAGGGGCTCATCATGGCTTGAAGATCCTCCTCAAACGCTCATAAAACTCTCCAGATAGAGCAAAGAAAGCCGGAAAGAGATATGGTCTCTCTGGGAGTCCATGAGTAGCGATTGCCTTACAAATCGGCCAGGTAGAATCGAACCCATGACGCCGTGCCCAGCCCTCAAGCGCATCAGGCGGCGGAAAATGCGGCCGTGTCCCGAATTCGACATAAAGGCCATATGGCTCCTCGGTGCCTACCTCTGCCTCAAGGCCGTCTTTCTTTGGTTCCACTAAAATCGATTGGCTGAGGTGCCTTATATCAATAGCTCCAAGGGCCCGAAGATTGTCTTTAGCCTGTAGCTGAATATCAAGCGCTGTGGCGTATACTTCCCGCTTCACCTCAAGATCTTTCTCTGCGAACTTCTTTATTTCGTCCATAATTTCTTTTTCGTTCTCAATGTTAACTTTGAATTTCATTTCGACTCCCGGCAAAGTAGTTCCATAAAATACCGTCTTTCGTCAAGGTCAATGATTGACTCTATCTCAAACACGCGGTCATTAAAGATAATCCTCATATTCTCGTCCAGTCCAGGAAGGGAACGAATCTTTACCCGGTGCGTCACTTCTCGTTGCATTTGATGAGCCTCGAAATACTCACGGCCTGAAATCGGCTCTACCGCCGCCCAGACCGTAGCGAATGTCGCCCAGCTCACAACATGCCCTCCGTGCCCGTCGTCAACTTCAACCGGCTGCTCAAACACAATCCGGTGTCGGAGATCGCCGATCGGAATTTCTTTTTTCATACCATCACTATCCTATAAGGTCGGCAGAGACCAGATATTGCGGCGTTAATCACGTCCTCATTCATAGCGCCGCGAGTCTCGTAAAGAATAGCCAACGCCAGGAGCGCCGCCTGTCTTAGTGGAGCTGGAACCGCATCGGCCGTATCGCCGTAGCCAGCCTTCACGGTAATTATAAAAGAAGCAAACCCGCGGTGCGATGGCCAAACACAGCCGGCTTTGAGTTTTATCCGTCCGAATATCCCGGAAGTATCAACATCATACAGGCTTCGGCTCACTTCAGTTTTCACTCCGGCCGCATCTATAGTCTCAATCCTTACCACTTCTTGAAGCGGCGACTTTGAAATCTCGATTGAATCGCCTGCCGAATCAAAGACCAGCTCGAATATCCTGGTCATCAACACCCGGCCGGTGAACTTCTCGATGATATTCTCCGCCGTCTTGGCCAGCGTTCCAATGAGAGTGTTATCATCTGGCGTATCAACACGGAGATACAACTTCGCTTCTTCCAGTGTTATAAGGTCAGGCATCGTGAGCCCTCCTTGGTAAAGATTTCTTTGGTTCTCGGCTTTCAGCCTCTTTCGCCCGTCTTCCTCCAATCATAATCGAGGGAAGTCCTTTGGTAAGTGCTGTCATACCGAAATTCTCGGCCGTCTCAATCCCCCATGCTATTAGCCGGAAATTTAGCTTTGACGTTCCGACTTCTTCAAGGCTTGCTATTCCCGAAGGCAGAAGATACATAACAAATTTCGATGAGCCAAAAGTTTCTGCTCCAGCAACCCCCACAGGAAAGATTATCTGCTCCGGAGGCAGCGAATACACAACGGCGGGCAATCCACCAACCCATTCAAATACAGCCCAATCCGTCTGGACAGGAAAGCCGCCAACCCATTCGTATGCCATCAGCTCACCACCGGCTTCACATCTACAAAACAGCCGACATTTGCCGCCTCGTATTTTCTCAGAGCAAGCTTCAGATAGACAAATCCTTCTTGCTGTGGAGTTAGGGTTACACTGAACCCAACCCAGGTTGTCGGGTCAGAAAGAACCTGTGTCGATTTTATAGTCGCCCTCTGTCCGCCGGAAGTTTCAGAATAATAGCTTGCTTCAAGATAAAGCTCGTCTGCTGTCGGATAGGTTGTCCACGTCCCATAGGAACGCACATAGACGGTTATTGTCTTTTGTGATGCGGGCAGCCATAGCTTCCCGAATCCCTCATTGACGATATTTTCCTCACCAAGCACAAGCGGAAAGAACAGACCGCAATATGATGAAGGCGATAACCTGGCTGAACTCGTGGCACCTCCCGTCCTTGTGATAGACGTATCTTTTCGAATTTCTCCAGCGAGCTCCCAGACCACATGAGCACCTTTGACCTGATTATCGTCCTCACTATATATACGGCCATAATGAACGAAATTTGTAGGGACGGGAGCAGTTGCATATTTACAGTTAATGAGCATAAGGTCATTAATGAAAGACATATACCAATACCAGCCAGAAAAATTTTGAATCTGGCCAATTTGAACATCCTTTAATGATAGACATCCACCAAAATTAAAAATTCCATAAGAATTTACCGTTGCTTTTCCATCAAGCGACCCATCTTCAACCACGATGCCACGGCTCCCATAGCCATATAAAGCATATTGATTTTCATTGTTTATAGCGATAGGATTTTTAAGAATAGTTTGACTCATATTATCAAAACGAAAGGCGGAGCCAAGTCCGGAACAGACATGGTCTTTAGATTCCATGTCTTCATATAACGCCCCATAATGCCCATATATATAGACTGGGTATTGATGAATTGAATTTCGCACCACAAGTCTTTTCACATGCCAGAAATTTCTTTGTAAGTATAACCTTCTGGCTGCTGCTCCAAAATCCAAAATCGGCTTCACATCAGAACCATCATTCCAGGGGTCATCCGCAATAGAGCAACCCTTAAGACTAATCCGAGCGTTTTGCGTCCCAGCCTCATCGTTTGTAATATCGGCGTCGGTCTTGGTTTCTGTCGTCCCTGCCCGTATCCAGGCAATGTCGCCAACTGACCTGACCGTGACCATAGTATATTTTTCTATTGTCTTATAAGCTTTCGTAGTCGCAGTGCCATCATTATCATCGCTTCCGTTATTCAAGTCGATATAATATGTCGTCCCGATAGGTTGACGGACAAAAAATGTTTTCTGTCTGCCCTCAATCTCTTCCTTCACCGCCCAGTATTTGTCGGCCAATCGAAGAATAGTTTCAGCCTGAAATTTTATATCTGCTTTGTAGTCCAGGACTGATATTCCAGCTCCCTTGATTATGTCGTCCATCTCGTCGAGCCGCTGCTTGTAGTCTGCTATCGCTTCTTTTATGGACTGCTTATAGCCTTCTATAGCATCAACCAGCTGCTTGTCTTTCTTGTGAGACAAGCCTCTCCAGAACGAGATGTCATCCTGAGCCTTCCAGGTTTTAAGCCGGCCAGCATTTATTTTGTCTTGGACTATCTGCTCAAGCTCTAAAGCTGTGTAAGCCATTGTTTATCCTTTCGGTCTTCCCTGCCTGAGTGCCGGCGTTCCAAACTTCTCTGCTGATTTAATCGATGGAATCGCCCGCCTCAGTTCCCTGTTCCAGGCCGCTTCCTTCTCAGCTTCTTTCATAATATCAGGATTAGATGAAAGCCCGATAGGCACGCCCGCCCGTATCAGAACCGCCTGGTCGCCGACTATTTGGTCAGCCTTGATGAGCTCCTCTATCCTCCGTGCCTGGGCCTTGATACCATCGGCCAGAGCTAAAGCTGCATCCCAGGGCAGAACCAGAACAACTCTTCCTTCTTCAAGGACAACGACATCCCTGCCCTCACACCGAATCGAAACCTGCCTTATTTTCGGCACATAGACTTCTGGCATGTTTTCTCCTTATAGCTTGAAAATCTTGTTTGCCCCGGAATCCCAGACTACTGTTATATCGCCTCCGTTTGGCGTGCAAGGAAGTCCTGTCGCTGTGTCGATGCAAGCGATGAGATTCGATGTGGATTCTGTGCCACTATCCCGCCAGATGACGATGTATTCGAACGGATCACCTGCGACGGCCGCCACCGTGATATCATCAGCATCAGCAACGCCCAGCGATTTAGTTTTATTTGCAAAATTGCCAGACACTCCGACCCTTGCAGCAGCCGGGATGTCATCGTAGAAATCGTCAACGTCTATCTGGAGCGTGTAGTCTGCAGAATCGACGAAAGTCAGCTTAATATTATGTGCGTCCCAGTCAATGTCTCCACCCAAAAACGCCTCCCGGCCTTTCCCGTAAAGCGCATTTGCCATTAGTCCCTCCTTTTCGATTTTTTACTTTTCTTTGGCATAACCTTTTCCGCCCCAGTCTCATCTTTCGTCTCAAGCGTTAGCTCCTTGTCCTCTTCAGCCGATCCGAGCTTCAGAAAAACTTCAGCAAGCGAATCAGGCAGATCATGCTTCTCACCAGCCTTGTATAGCCTGACATGAAGTCCGTCCGGGCTTCCCGTGGCGTTCCTTATCATGCGAACCTTCATGTCTTCACCTCAAAAACAAAACATCAGAGGGGAAGCATCGCAGCTCCCCCTCTTAATGTCTTACTTCAGCTCACGGGAGCATGACGTGGACGACCCAAAATGGCAGTCGCACCGATAATTGATGTAGGCGAACCGCTGGTGGCCTCTGTGCAGTAAACTTTCACATACCGCTTTGTGCCGATATAACCCAGCTTTTTCGTGGCGTTAGCGTCAGCGCCGACGGACTGGTCAAAAACGACAGGTCCGCCAAGGACGTCCCCAGCTGCGACATCCGTATAACTACCACCTGATGTGTCGCACTCTGTAAGCTTCCAAGTGTAAGTGGCCGCAGTCGAACCCATAGCACCGGACTGGAACACAAACAATGCTCCCTCATATCCCTGGAGATCAACGGCGATCCCGGCCCCCGAAGGCCTTGCCACCGGCCCAAAAGCCGGGGCGACTTTGTAACTGTTGTATAAATCTCTCATGTTTCCTCCTTATGACGATGCGATAATCCCAACTGCTCTCAAGGCGGTCAGGATACTATTGATCGTGCCATTAGTGGCATTGAGGGCGGCGATGATTTCAGCTTCCGCATCAAGATCGCCAGTAGTGTAATTCACCTTAGCATTGGCAATAGCCGAGGCTTGAGTTCCCGCTGCAGTAAGTTTTCCCCCCGTTGCAATATCAAGCTCGCCACCGATGACGGTGCGCTCTCCGCCTTGTTCTGTGTAGTTTTTAGTCTGATATGCCATCTCTTCCTCCTTAGCTCGTAGCGACTTTCTGCTTCTTGATCGCCTCGGGCAGAACGGTTTGGCCGTCAACACGCTTCCAGAAAATGAACCCGATCAGCCCCGAAGTAGCATAAGCCTCAATCAACCGCTGCATGACAATATCCGCCCGGTCAACAATCAAGTAGGCCGCCTTAAAATCTCCGAATAAGATCGGATATGCGCCTGAAG